TCAACTGAATTAGTAAAAGTACCAGTACCATTTGTTAAATTACTATGTCTTACAACTACGTTTCCACCATGTACAACATCAACATCTGTTGATTGATTAAAACGTAATCTAAGTAATTGATCTGATACTGGTTCTACAAGTAAACCTGTTACATCAGCAGGTATAGCAGTTTTACCTTCAGCATTAAATGTAAGTGCAGTAGATTCAATACTAGGTTCAAACAATGCGTTATAACTACGCACCTCAAATTCATAAGTACCTAATTCACTATCAAATATTTCAAAAACAGGACTTTGTACAATAGTGGTTTGAAAACTACCATCATTAAATTTATGTTTTACTGAATATTGTGAAACCCCTGCAACTGGTCGCCAACTCAAATATATTTTAGAAACAGCCCTATTACCTAAAACTACTATTAATTCTTCTGCTGTAATGTCACTAGGTGCAGGTTTTGGTTCTATAAGATTTTTTATAACAGGTGTTGTTATTGCTGTCCCATCTTCTACAAAAGCATATTTATCAGAATTATGAAACATTGCTGCTATGGTAAACAAATTATTATCTTCAGCTACAGATAACACCCTAAAGTCTTCTGTTTCAACAGCAGTTCTTACTAATAACCAAACGCTATTTACTTGTGGTGCAGAAGCAAAAGCACTAGAAACTGTAATAACAGAACCAGATATTGTTGATATTGTTTGAGTTTCTAAAGTACCATCTGTAAGTATTACTGATAACTGATCACCACTGGATGCCTCTGTAGGTAAGTCTTTTGTATTATCTACAGTAATTTGTGTCGTTGTAGCTGCTGATATTCTTCCTGATCTTCTTAATCCACTACGAACAGGATCTTGTATTGTAATAATATCACCAGGTCTTAATAATGAACCTGCATCTACTGTTGTGGTAAATGCTACAGTTTCAGTCTCATTGTTTTGAGTATAAAGATGCCATAATCCCATTCTTCGTGCTTGTGCCTGATCACTACAACCTATCGCTTCAATATTTTTTACAACAACACCATACTTACTTTGATTTGCAGTAGTATCTTCTACTGTTTCATATTCATAAGTTCTAGTTTCATTTTGAAAATATTTTACATTTATTACTGTGTCTTTTGTCTGTTGACTTGCACCTGTGTAAACAAAACCATCTTCAGTTACGTTTGCATAAGAAAAGAAATATGAACTTGAAGTAGGGCGATCTTGCGAAAGTGTAATTTTACCATCTTCAAAAAATAAACTTGCCCTCATTATTGATGCAATTTTATTTAATAAAGTATATGCTTGTTGGCTACTTTGAATAACAATATTGCAACTAAATCTAGGTGATGTTCCACCTTGACCATTATCTATTAGAGTTGAATTATATTCTGATGCTGCATAAAAAGCATATTTATCAATTTCTGTTTCTGCTACAAAGTCACCAAATCCAGCCCTAGATTCTGATAGCAAGTCATATAACACCCATGCTGGGTCATTACAATATTCTTTTGTACCTTTTAATGTGCCATTAAAACTACCACTAAATGACAAAGAACCATCTGACCTTACAGTAGAGTTATGCGGTATTAATAATTTTCTACCTCTAATTCTATAAGTGCGTCTAGGTATTGATCTAAATATTTCAGCATCAAAACGTAAAGCTGCAAGAGCAGTATTTGCAAAAGTAGTAGGTTCAAAAATTAACTCAGTAATAGAAGTAAGTTCAAAAGCATCTTGTAGCCTGGCATCTGTACTATCTGCTGATGTTCTTGTTACTGTTACTGTTAAAGGAAAATCACTATCAGCCGTATCATCAGGTAAAAATATTATGTGATCTTTAAAGTAAGGCGATGTAGATTTACCTGATATTTGACCACTTGCCCCACCATATATAGCTCTACTTGCTTCTGATAATACCCAATAAGGAGTACCACCAGCTAAAACTCCTTTAATTACTGCACCTGCTTGGTTTTTTACATCAATACCATATAAAACATCTACACCAGAAATACTTCCATCATCTTCTATTTTTTGTAATCTTGGAAAGCCTAAAGTTACTCTTACACCTTCAGTGGAAGTATCAGTTATGGTAACTGTTTGTGGACTTGCAACTGTTACTGTGACACCTACTTGTCTATCTCTTTCTGTTTCTAAAAGACCAGGTATTCTTGTTTGATTTGATGTACCAAAACGAGGAATAAAAGCTGGTCTATTTGCAGTTGATGTACCAAAATTAAAATCACTATCATCAGAACCAGTGCTAGGTGCTGACTGTTTCATTACCTGAGTATTATTTAAAAATACATCTTTTAAAGCACAAATATTATAATCATTAGTACCAGCAGTTAATCCAGCATCTATGGCTGATGGAAAGCCAGCAATCTCACCTTCTGCAATAACATCTACTAATGTAACAAATTGACGAGAACCAATCTCGCCCTCTTTCATTTCGGAATCAGTATATCTTAGTGCTGTTTGACCTTCTCTATCATTTTGATTAAACCTTAAGGTATTTGCATCATCAATATTACTAGGTATTGTCATAATTAATTCCTATAGACAGGGGCAGTATCAGTACCAGAACTTACTACGATAGATCCAGTAAACACTTCTCCATATATTAGAGGTATACAAACTCCAGCCCTACTTACATTTTGAATGCCACTAAATGAATAGTTAACCCTAGCATCTGTTTCACTTAACCCACTACTTACATCACCAACATTAGGTTGTTGTTGAGGAAATAACATATTAGTAACACCACCAATAGCCATTGATGTTCCTATCGCTGTTAATGCAGAACCAATAGCAAGAAACACTGCACCACCTACAGCAGTTGCAGCAGCACCAGCACCAAAAAATGCAGCAGCTACCCAAAACCATGCACCAGAAACTAAAGGTATCATTCTTATCTCGCCTTCACTATTAATTAATAAATCATCTTCTGTTTTTATAACATCATTATTAATTGTTATACGATACATATTTTGTTTTAAATGTGACTCTATCTCAGGATAATTACAAACTAAATATTTATAAACATCTTTCATATTTTTTACATCTGCATAACTAACGTGCCAACCTACTAATTCAGCTAATCTTCCGTAAACTTTTATTTTACGTAAGCCTTGTTCATCTTTTGTTCTTGCCCTATCAATAAACTTATCTTTACTAAGCATAGGTTTATGTTGATTAGGTTTTAATTGTTCTACCTTGTCATTTTCTGGATCAAATATAAACCAAGACAACCCAAGAAAATCACAGTTTTTGATATCTTCTTCTGAGGCAGTTAAGTCTCCATTTGGATGAGAATGACAGATATGTAATACAGTTCCAGTTTCTTCTGCTTTTGCCCAATCTTCTGGATCTATCGTAAAACTATTTGCACCTTCAATAGCAATGTTTTTACAAGGAAAATATTCAATTCTATTATCTACATCTATGACCAAACCACAAGACTCTTCTGGTAATGAAGTCTTAGCATGATGTAATGCTTGTTCTTGCCAAGTGTTCATGCAAACGTACCAACAGAAGGAAAATCTTTTCTTGTTATTATTCTCTTAGGTGCATTACGATTTTGCAAGTCTAAAGATGACGCACATTCAAACTCTACAAAATCTTTTGACTCTACAGTTTTTCTATCAATAAAAAATGTTTGATTTTCGTATGTATTATTAGCAGGTGTTCCAAATGGATTAGTACCAGATTCAAAGTTAGCATTATCTATATAACGTAATAATGTGGTTAGCCTTTTAAATTTTGCACCATTTAAATCATTTTTAGGTGTTGTTAAATTTGCTTGTGTCATTAATGCAGTAACAGTTGACAGGATATTACTAATTCTTACTGTTGGTCTAGCTCTTGTTGTTCTGGTTGCTGCATACTCAAAACCATTTGCTTCTATTGGTATGCGTGTATATGTATTTCCTTGAAAAATAACGTTATATGTTGTGTTCATATTAATGCCATTATGAAACCTTGATACATCACTACTGCCATGTAAAGCAGCCACTAAATGTATTTCAAACAGTTCTATCTTCGCACTAGGGTTAGCCTTTTGTAGCTCTTCAGTAGGTATAGCCATTATGGTTCAAACACCTCCTCAAAAGTAGCTGATATTGTGGCACGATTTGCAAAATTTATAGTTTTTGTC